ATCATCGGATTAGTACCTAAAGTAAAACTCGAACTCAATGGAAACATATCATAGGAGCTACTTACTGAACCATCTACGAAACCTTGAATTTTTGGTGCTCCTTCAGCACTACCATTAAACCCATCAGGTGGGCCGTTGTTATATGATGCGGTAAATTGAAGTTCTCCAATTGCCTTCCACGATCCTGTTCCAATTAATTGTGGCGAAGTTGAGTCATTCATATCAAAATCAGCTATTGTAAATACAAATGTCGTTCCTTCGTCAGCAGCTACAAATTTATTTCCATTAAATTTCAGTACTTGGTCACGACTTACAGTTAGTAAATCAAGTTCTCTTTTATTTACAGAAAGTGAACCGCTTACTGCAAATGAACCAGTTAATTTTGGATTTAATTGTCTACTGTGTATTAGTGCCATATGTTATCTCTTTTTCTTTCCTATCTACCCACCAACTTGAAATAGATTTAGATATCTTTTTCTTATGTTGTGTAGTTTTAGGTTGTTTCATTTTGTCAATCGTATCCATAGTAAGCTTTCTATCTGATTGGGCACAAGATTTACAAACTGAATTATTACCAACTGCTCTATCAAAAGAATCTTTTCTAGAATATGTTAGTACTTTTCCACAATCTGGACAAGGTCTATTTTTTCGATTCTTCCAATGTCTTTTCCTCATAGTAATAAATATAAAGAAATGGTAAAAGAAAAGTGGAATTTACGAATTAAATTTACCTTGAGCTATTATTTCATCATCAGATTCTAAAGAATAACCTATACTGTTTGTATCAATTAATAAAAGAAAGGTTGAACCGGTTTGTTTTATTGTCAATGCATCGTGTTCCATATACTGACCATTGATAAAAAATAAAAAGTCCTGTTCATTTGTTGTGGTAATACCCGTTGGTGCTGAAGCTGTTACGGCAGTAAAGCTTGCTGTAGATGGAATTGTAATTGAAGTTGCTTTTTTTACAAAGTTTTTTCTAAGATAATTATTAGTATCTGTGGTTGATACCCCACCTATGGCTAATGAACCCGTTACATCTAATGAACCGGTAAACCTATGTTTATCATCTAAAGTATCTCCAAATATATTAGAACCACTGGCAAAAGAAGTTGTCATGTGAGTTACGGAAGAGGAAACGATATAATTTTCTGCTATTATATCTCCTTGTACAACCCAATCTGTATTTACTTGTGCTTTTCCATCCTCTCTCTGTGAAATTTCAAATGATGTCGGACCTATATGAAGAGTATTTGAAGCACTTACGTTATTAAACTGAACTGTACTTGTGGTTCCAACATCTTGTCCTATTGCAAAAGAAAAATTACCTTCGGATGTTCCATCAAATGTACTACCACCACCTATTGTTACTCCAGTTCCAGCGGTAAAATTAATTGGATTTTCTAAACCACCACCACCGGCTGCTCCAGCTTGCTGCACACTTATGTTAACATCTTGTCCGGTTTTCGTTATTGCTCCTAAATCAATAGATACATCATCACCGATAAGAATTCTCTTCGGAGTCATTTTTTTCTGAGTGGTAACTACTTTACTAAATTCTTCAGGTAATAAATAACCATTCATAGTTACAGAGAAAGTTGTTTTAATAATTCTTTCCTGATTTACATTAACTTCACTAGCATCTGTATAATTATCTATCTGTGTTCTAAATTTAAATTTACCATCTTCACCCCAATAAGCTCCTTCTGAATAAATTAATTTTTCAACAATAGAATTCATTTGCTCTGTATACGAAGTCCATATTACAAAATCATAACTTAACTTTACATAATCAGGTACCGGTACTGCGTATAATTCTCTAGTAGGATTTAGTCCTTGTTGAACCGAAAATTTATCATATCTGTTCTTATCAGAATATTGTTTTTGAAAAGTATATTGTAACTGTGGATCTTGTGGATTTAATTTATCAACAGCTAAATCATTATCTTTTTCTATAGATGTTCTTTTAAATGCAATCAAAGGTATTATCAATTGCTTCTTATTATCGTAAAGAAATCCTCTTTTCTGTACCATAGACCATCTTTCAGGATTAGCATACATAATAGGTACTTTAATCATTTCTCCATTTTCAACTACCTGAGGTTTTATTACATTATTGAAATAAAACATGATGGTTGCATCTATATCCATTAACCCTATGGAAAAGTTTTTTACTTCATCATCTTTTCTTGATTTTTTGAAACCACGATTGAAATCTTTCCTTTTCGAACGAGGTATTGGTTTTTCACGAGCCATCAAATACTCCTAACTCTTTCTATTTGTATAGAGCTTTTTCTAACTAAAAATGTTGTTGCAATTACTGAATAGTTTTGATCGAACATTCCACCTATCAATTGGTTTTCATTTATAGAACCTACTTCAAAATATCCATAGTTCCATTCGATTAAATCACCTATTTCTAATACCACACTGCTATCTATAAAGGATTGTCTTAAAAATGCAAATGACGCGTTTTGTCTATTGTCAACACTAAAATCATCCTGATTGTAATCAAAATCTTCAGCGTTTACTAAACAATTCATTTGAACACCATCTTTATAAATTTTATTTCCAGCATCACTTTCACCATACATATTTGTAGCTGATAAAGAAAGTGAAGGTTTATAAATCACTACTTCTTGATTTATAATACCATCTTTATTATTTTTTTTATCACCCACAAGTTCTTTTGTAATCCTAGTTATTAAGTCTACATCTTTTTGTGGTAAGAATCTTCCAGCCATCTTTCTATCCTATGTATATTGGATAAGGAACTTTTTGTAATTTTTCTTGTAAAAATTCTGCCTCATCCTTATCAGCTTCTAATAATGATTTTCTACTTGTTTGTTCTAAGATTTCTCTAAGCTGAGTCATTAAAAATTCTTTTTCAGTTGAAGCCTCAGTTCTAAGTGTATCCCCATCCAAAGTAGTTTCTGCATTTGGAATTGGTAATGAATTATACTTACTTCTTATCTGCCCTAGTAATTCTTTACACAAAGCAAGTGCATATTTTTTAATCCATTGTTTTCCTACATCATTGATAAATTTAAACTGCATGTTATCATATGGTGCGTTCGATATATCAGATACAACACCTGTTACCTTTCCTTGTGCAGTATTATTCCTATCATCTTTCAATAGATAATTAAAATGTAATTTATAATTTTCTGTCGGTGGGGGAAATATCCTTAGCTTATTATTTACTAACTCAAAAGAGTATGCAGATTTTCTTATTTGGTCGTTAAATTCTATTGCCTGTACTTTGAGTATATCCGCATACATCGGCATCATCATAAATTGTACAGCAGGTGAAAATTTTCCAAAACCAAAAGAATCTAACATATTATAAGAACCATCGCCTGTTCCAGCATATGGATCGAAATATCTTGTAATAGCAGGAGAACCTTCGTAAAATACTTTTCTGATTTCAATACCCGAACCAGATTGTGCTACACTTTCACTTACTTGTGCCCAAGCATTTAAATCATACACCTGTGAACCACTTACTACATTTATAGAACCACTCTTAAAATCAATAGTACCACCGACTCCAGCCTCAGTACCATACTGTTCAGATAACTGTATTGCCCTACCGAAAGTTGGTGTTACTTTTGTATGAGTTATATTAGAACCTGTAGACTGTCCTTGTAAAGATAAAATATTATCTTTAATATTGAATTGATTTACTTGTGCACTATATTCTGTAATGGATTCTTCGTAGCAAGCATAAAATTGTGATTCTTGCAATTCTATAGCAACTATTGGATATCCTAGTCTTTTTGCAGCCCAATTAGAGAATTTATCAACCGAATGATTACCTGAACCAGAAAACTCTGTATCTGTATCGTAAAATCCGTATGGTGTTTCTCCTGGTGAAAAAGAACTACTTCCTGGCCAAATTACTTCCATTATTTTTCTCCTAAAGTATATAGATATTCAATAATAAATATAAGATAAACAAAAAAAGGGGAAGTAAACACTTCCCCTTTTTAAGTAATAAGATTAATTGATATTCAATTAAACTTGATCGATGTCTGCGACAATGACTTTTCCATAGAATTCTGGACGAACCATCTTCTTTGCATATCGAGTCATTACTCCACGACGAGGTGTGAAGTTCTGAGGATCGTATACTAATGGAGTCATAATCATTGGTACATATGGAGCATATACAGCACCGGTTTCTAAGAAATTACTTCCTCTGAAACCTACCAATATATCATTAGCAGTCATGTATGGGTTCTTATAAACAGTATATCTGTTATTAATAGAACCAACAGCTTCAACACCCATAGCATATGTCTTAGCAGATGCATCACCTGTGTTAGCCATATATCCACTTACAGATTCTAAGATTGTAGCAGTTTCAGGAGAAACAACAACAAAATTAGCACCACCACGTAGTGTTTTCTGATGGATAGCATTAGACACAGATTGTATCTTAATACCTAATGTTTGATACCAAGAAGACTTAGTATAAGCATTAGATGCACCACTTATTTCAGACCATGCAGGAGCACCTGTTCCTGATCCGTTATACTCAAATCCAACTTTAGCTGACCAGTATGCAGTCTTAGCTGAAGCATTTAGTGCTAACATATCTAGGATTTCTAAATCGATTTCCATAGCGATGTATTCACTTAACATTGCTGTTAATTCTGCTTCTGCATCAACTGAATGATAAGCATTTAAGTCTTGAGCTAACTCAGGAGTCCAAACAGCTTTCAACTTACGAGTCTTAGCAACGATTGGAATTGATCTTAACTGAATGTCTACTTCAGGAATCTGAAGATCATCAGCAGCAGCTGGACCAGGTACGGTGAATGAATCTTGTTCAAAATCACCACGTGCTGTTGCAGTTGGCTGTTGATGGTACATTACAGATGCTGTAGCAGTTGTGTCTACCATTGCAATATTATCATCAGCTGTGTAAGCTTCACCATGCTGTACTATAAAAGATACATCACCGTTATTAGCTACAGTTGTATACTGAGGGAAAATTGCATCGATGAAAGAACCACTTACTTCCCAAGCTTTTGCACCGTCATTGTCAGCATTTGTAAATGCAGCTGAATCAACTGTTAACTTAGATAGGTTACCAGCAGATAAAGAAGCACTTAGGCTTGGTTCGAATTCTAACTCTTTCCATGTTGGATGTGTTAAACTGAACGTACCATTTGCAACAACAGAACCTGAGATTTGAATTGCAGTTACTTTATCGTTAATTGAATATCCAGATTTACCAGATCCGTAAAGACCTTGTGCAGGATCGCCTGAACCTGAAGTCACACCAAACACATCTGTGTTCTGTGTGTGATTTGCTTGGTTGGCAGAACCATATTTAAAATCAAGATAAAAGATTAGACCAGAAGGTAAATTCATAGGCTGAACACTAACAAACTCTTGTGCTGAAATTTCACCAAAGATTCTACGAACCAATGGTAAAGCAACACCAGACCATTCTTCTCTAGATCCACCAGTACCTGTACCCGAAGCTTCCTTAATAAGCTGAGTTGCCTGGTTTTCTAAAAGAACAGCCATTCCTGTTTTCTTAGTGGGTTCACTTATGTCATCTAACAATCCGGTTGGCTCCCATTTATCGACTAACTTACGAGTCTGAGCTAGGAGCTCTTGATGAGGGTTGTGTCCACCCATCAAATCGTTAATATTTAAGTCTGACATTTTATGTCTCCCAATTAAATAAGGTTAGCTAACTTCTTAAACCTATCTCTCAAATCGTTACTTTCAGTAATTACTTCTTTTTCAGATTTGGTAGACGCGACTGGCTTTGAAGCAGCTCCCTTAGATTCATTAATTTCATTTTTTCTAGAACCAAAAGACTCACCAAGTGTAGAATAAACTAACTTGACTTCTCTAAGGTTACTAGCTCTATCGAATTGCTCAACGACTTTCATCTTCTGTTCGTTATTCAAACCATACTTTCTGAATAGTTTGTTTGTAAACAAAAGTTTAGCATTTAGCAAGTTAACTTCATTTAGCTTTACACGAAGGTCCTCAATGACAGAACGATGTTCTTTAAGATCTGATTGTAGTTTTGAAACTTCATCCATTTCTTTTTCTTCATCTTCTTCTTCAGAAAGTGCTTTCAATACTTCTTCAAGATCTACATCTTCATCCATATCTTCTTTATCTTCACCTTCTTTTAGTTTTGCTTTTCCATCATTTCCGATTCCTGAAGAATCACCGGCTTTCTTATCAAGCTTATTATCAGATTTTCCAATACCTGAAGATACATCATTTTCATCAACGGTTTCATCCATCTCTTCTTCTTCTTCTTCATTTATTTCTGATTCTAGCTCTTTAATAACAGCTTCCAAATCAAGATCTTGATTTTCATCCATCTCTTCATCTTCTTCTTCTGTTACCTCTTCCATTTCTTCTTCTTCTTCGGATACTACAGGTGCATACTTAACACCATCGATTTCAATCACGTTTGACTCATCCATCTCATCTTCTTTTTCTTCATCCATCTCATCTTCGTCACCACGTTCTTCGAGTTCATCACCGTCACGATACATTTTAGAACGTTCTTCCATTTCATCGTCACCACGTTCCTCGAGTTCATCTTCCATCTCTTCGTTTTCCATCTCATCTTCATCTTCCATTTCTGTCTGAATCTTTTTTGATAGCATGTTCTGTAGTTTAGGTGTGAAAGCCTCTTCTAAAGCTAACTTTGCATTTTCTAAAGCTGTTTCACGAACTGCTTTAGCGTCAGCAATTGCTTCTTTTAAGAGATCATCCATTATTATTCTCCTATTTAGGATTTAGTATAGTTATTGGGAACTATAATAGAATTATTACATTCGATTACACCGTATAGGTAGGAACGGTGTATTTAGTTTTGATATATATAAATATAAAGAATTAAAATTTTCTATTCTTATTAGTGTAATCTTCTTCTAAAAGTTTGATTTTTTTCCAATGATTTCGTGCTTTTGCCTTATTTTTCATCTCTTTTTTAACGCTGGATGGCTTTTTGTAGTATTCTCTTTCCCTCAACTCATACAGAACACCGGCTTCTTTCACTTTTCTTTTGAATATACTAATTGCTTTTTCGTAATTGTTATTCCTAACATTCACTTTTATTGACATATGAACCTCTTAGTCTTTTTCGTTTTTTGCCTTATAATTTCTGTCAACATAATTGAAGAAATCTTTCTTATCGTCAGCTGACATATCTCCTATGTCTTTGACATTAAATTTTTTCATTGCTTTTTTGAAGAATACTTTGTAATCATCCTCTTCTCTAAACATCATTTTACTGGCCTCATCCATATCTTCCGAATCTTCATTATCGTGACCTGGTATGTGAGTTTCACCTATTTCATAATATCTATTTAAAATATTACCCATATCTTCATATAAACCACCCATTCTTTGTTGTAGTGAATTTGCCTCATTAGCAACTTTACCAAATTGTTTAGATAGGTTTGTAAGTTCTTTCATATTACGACTAACCGTTACCTTATCAAAGACATCATCTGTTTCGGATAAAGTATGTTGAGCAGCACCTTCAGCAATTGAAGATAAGGTTTCTGCTATACCTTTTAGACTATCCTTACCTGAGATAGCTTCTCCAAGTTTATTAAAACTATTTATCTGTGATACTAACTCTTTCACATTAATCTGTGGAGTGTCATTTTGTTCTTTTACCCAAGGACTACGTGAAACAATACCACCTTGTGTTGTAGTTTCTTTTAATAAATCTTTTAACTTAATCATAATATTCTCCTTAGATATAAATATATCTATTTCACAAATTTAAATGCAATTGACTGCATTTTTAATATTGGTAATTTTGCAAATTTCTTTTTATTAGTATTGTTAATAGCGTCATATACTTGAATTATAGCAGATGCAGAAAATCCATCCATTCTCATTTTTCTCTTTGTCACAGGATCTTTAATCACTTGATTCTGTTTATTCTTAACTACATCTCTAATTTTTGCTATGACATCCGGATCTTTTACCTCATTTACATTATCTTTGATTGGATTGGAGGCTTTTACTCTTGCTGAAAACTCAACAAAATATCTCTTATATAATTTCATTATCTCTAAAGCCTTCTTTCTATCCCTTTTTGCGACCTCAGTTTTTATAACATCCTTAATAATTTTATCAGCTCTATTTAACGCAATTTCAAGTTGTAATGCAATAACTTGATCTGATGTTAATTCATCTAATCTATTTTCGTGTAAATAGTATTTTTTTCTTCTTAATAAATCGTCTGTTGATAAATCTTTATCTATGAAATCGTCTGGTGCTTCATTTACACCCTCTCTCTTCTTAAATCTATCTTTAATTCTTTGAAATAAACTTTTTGCTTTCTTATGTGTTGAGGGATCTTTTTTGGCATAAGAAGATTGTCGTGCGGTATTTACAGAAACTTTGTTACCACTTTTTGCTTGAACCACCATTCTTTGTGCAGCAGCAATAGCAGCAGGATTTTCATTCAATATTGAATCATATAATTCTTTAATCTTATTAGGTAACTCATCATGTTTAGTAGCTGCGTATTTCTTTACTGACTTTTTAGTCATTGATTTTGCAGCTTTCTGAGCAGCTTTTGAAAACTTACTAGCGGGTACATCACCCTTCTGTATCGACCTAACGATACCCATAAACTTTTGTTGTTGTTTGGAAGCTGCTGGCACTTTCTATCCCCTCATTATATCGTTGATTACTGACTCTACCTTCCCATACTTACTATCACGAACAGGTGTGTTTTTATCAATACTTTCATTCATTGGATGAAGAAAAGCACCGTGTGTGGATGGGTTAGATACAAAATCAAAAGCAATTAATTCAAAGTCATCACCAACCTCTTGTGCACCATTCTCATTCATCGGTTCTACAGAACCCATACCACGAGAAGAAATACCCAATTTTATTCCGTTTTTGAATAACTCTCTCAAAATGTTACCGCTTGGCGTTGTAAGTATTTCTACTGTGCCTACTAAATCATCTCCATTAAATGCCATCTCTGTAATATTATGAGATACATTCTGTAGGTTAACAACAGATGATTCAGGATGGTCTAACTCACCCATAGCTCTTTTCTGTTTTACGAAACCTTCGGAATACTTATTAGCCTCCCTCATTAGAATTTCTTTTGGATATACCCTACCATTTTGGTTTTTGGTATCTGCTCTTTGTAGGATACCTCTGACAACGAGTTTACCATTGTTCTCTTTCATAGCCTCATTTATTTGGTCAGGCCCTACTTCAAATGGTAGGTAATCTACTATTAATTGTTTCATTTTAGACTCCTAAATATTCTATCATAATTTTCTTTTAATATACGAGAATTAGGTTTTTTCTTTCCTTCTTTGATTGGTTTATATGTTTTTCCATTGATTGTGATGGTTTCATCTTTACCTTTTACAATAGAATTTGCATAATCTCCCAAATCTGCCAAGGTTTCATCACCTTCACCATCCATAGCTTTTCTTATCTTATCATCTTTAGCTAGTTTTTGTGTAGCTTCAAGTGCTTCTTCTTTACTATCAAAGTAAATCACTTCATGCCCAATACCGACATTTATTCCATACTCAATTTTACCACCATCTTCAAAAGCAGTTACAGTCATCGCATTATCAGGTTCATCCACATCTTTACCCATAAGTTCGGCGTACATCCCATCATCTATTTCGGATGAAACTGAATTAACGTCTAAACCATTTAAATCCATACCTTCTAAAGAGCGAATGACATCATCATTTGCATCTGCTACATTGCTTTCATCTTCGTCATCATCGTCATCTTGTTTAAATAAGTAGTTAGGATCTTCTTCACGATCATCTCCACCATCCCTATCAAAATCACTACCGCCTAACTTATCACCATCATCCTTTTCACTATCATCACCACCTTTTTCTTGTCCACTCATCTTATCCCATGCTTGCTTTGCTGGGTGTTCTTTATCCATCTTTTTGGCAGCACCTGCAGTCATTTCCTGAGACTCGCCATCTTTATCTTTGTATTTGATGATTTTATCGTCATCAACTTCATTGATGTTTTTTGCAATTTCAAGTAGTGATATCATTAGTCTTTCTCCATCATAATTTCAGTTCTAAGACTTTCCAATTGTTCTATCCATTGGCCAAGCCTTCTAATCATGTAATTCTTATCTACATCTTTTTTCTGTATTTCTACCTGCCATCTTTTTAGCAAAGTCGAAATACTAAAAAGCGTGTCCATATAGGACTTCTTCTTATCTTCAAACGGCATAGTGACTCCAGTTATTGTAACTGCCCTACTTTATTCGCTAGTTTTACTAACCTCTCACTTATTTTGTTTAAAGCCTTATGTGTATTTTTCCAATATGACCTAGAATCTACATTTAGTTCATTTTTTAAACGTACATTCATCTTTACTAATCTATTAAGTTCATTGAGAGAATCTCTTATCTCTCTCATCGAACGTCCAATTTTTTGTTTCGGAGTCATTGACTCGTCATTTCTATAATCGTGATACTTTCCTTCATTTACAGATTCACTAACATTATCAAAAGCTCTATTTATGTATTCCATAGTGCTATAAACTTTCAAATTAAAATCTTGTCTAGCTTTTTCGTTATTACCTCGTTTATGAAGTGAAAATACATTTTGTAATTGTTTGTTAGCTAACTTTAACAAAAGACCTACTTGTCCTTGTTTAGCCATCTGTGGAGTTTCATTTAGAGCTTCCTTAACTACATCATATCCAGTTGAATTGGTAGAAATTTTCTTTTTCTTTTTCTTACCTTTAGCAGATTTGCCAGTAAAAGCATATGGTGTCTGATATCCAGGTGTAGCAGCAGAAGTAGAAGCTTCATCAAGCTCATCCTTAATTATTTCTCTTATGAACTCTTTGAGTTTATCTAACGACATCCTTTAGCTCCTTCACTAATTGATAATATCTCATAAGGGAAACAACCTGATTATCCTCAACAATCTTTCCTTTCAAAAGATTTTTGATTTGATTAATCGCTTCTTTTAATTTTATTTTTGTAACCTTATCATCTATCTCCGGTAAAAACGATTGGAGTTCTTTTTTTATCTCAATAGATTCCTTTTCGATAAATTCCTTTAAAGAATTTGTATTAGAAATGTTGTAGATGTACTTTTTGAGTAAACTTCTTTGATTTTCACTAAGTGTCTTATACTTTTTATTGAACTTTTCAACTAAAACCGTATAGGTAAGTAGTCTCAAATCCTTTTCTTGCTTTTTATAAGATTCTATAACATTAGTTCCCTTTCTCTTTTTATTACTAGATTTGGATATAATGTTTTCTATTATAGTAAATCTACTTTCAGTTTCTATTTTCGGATCTGAAATATGAATGGACTCAAAAAGCTTATAAATTGAAGCATGTACTTTATAGTTTGGAATTCGTGCTCTAAAAAAATCATTTACATCGTAATTATTTTTGATTTCTTTAACTAAATTATATTTTTCGTTTTTCAACTGTTTTTTATTAATTTTTTTATAAGTTTTAACAACAGCTTCTATTAAGTGATTAGCTTTACTATCGTTGCTATACTTTTCTGTGTTAAGGATTTTATATAATTCATACTCTTTACCTAATTGAGTGCTAGGTGAGAAGAATTTTTTTAACATAATAACTGCGTCTCCATCGTTATCATTGAGGACATCAACGGTTATCTGTCTCGTTAGTAGCTCAAAAAGAATACCTGTATTCTTAATCTTTGAGTGTTTTATTTTTGTATTCATTTACAAACTCCAATCGTTTCTATATAATACTTCATATATAAATATAAGTGTTATCAATTTTTATTAGTATTAAGAGAGTTAACTTCTGATTTATACTCTTTTTCAAGCTCACTACTCTCACTCAGAAGTGATTTTCCTGTATTTCCTAAGTGTTTCAATACATTTTCATATTTTGATAAAGATTGTGTACTATATGCTTTGTTCATATCATGTGCACCCAAAGGATCTCTACCTCTAGCACCACTATCTTTGGAGTATTTATTTGCTTCTTTCGGACGTCCAGCACCATCAAAACCACCTTCAGGTGAACCACCCTCATCATTTAATTCATGACCTGTTCTACCCATAGCTAAATCAGATGGTGTACCTTGGGATTGTCCACTTTTTGCTGGATCGTTACCTTCGGATTCAATCTGTTGTCTTCTGAACTTAGTCTTATAATCAAACACAATTTGTTTATCCATTTCTTTAATTTCTTCATCAGAAAATTTAAATACATTTTTGTATACCCATTCTGATGAAACTAATCCATCTCTGAGCATCGAATCAGCTAATGATGTTTTGTTATTCCATAATTCAATTTTTTCTTGTTCATAAATTGTAGATGGATTTGTCAAACTTAACTCAAAGTTTACTAAATCTTGGTCTCTAAATCCCTGTGCATATAAGTGAACTACTGCAATTTTTGATAATTCACTTGTAACTATTCTTTGTATTCTTTCTATAGTCCTTGCAAATCTAACATCTTCAGCAGCTAATGTAGCTTTAGAACCTAACCCCTCTTCGTATCCTAAGAAAGCTTTTGGAACATGTAATGATGCAAGTAATTTATTCTTTAAATATTCGATATCATCTACTGCATCGTATGATAAACCACTTAAAGTATCTATATTTGTTCCACTATCTCCGCCTCTTACAGGTAAGAAAAAATCTTCTGTAAGGTTCTGTATATTGTATCTTAAATTATAATCACCTGTTTTAGAATCCATAACTGGTGCTTTTTTCATTTTATTCATAGCTTGTTGCATGTAATTATCAACTTCAGCCGGTGGAATATTTCCTATATCTAATTTAAACACCCTCTTCTCTGGTGCTCTCATTATCCTATGTATTAACATAGCATCTTCCATAAGAGTCATTTGTTTCCACACCTTTCTACCACCTTCTAGTATAGACCTTCCATAAGGAACATAGTTGGAATCTGATAGTAATCTGAAATGTGCAACTTCATAGTTTTCAAACATGGTTGATTCCTTACCTTTAGCAGAGTGTCTTCCACTTTTACCGCCTGTTGATTGTGGAATGAATTCAAACTGAACTAGGTTGGGGTTTTCCATATCATGACCTTCATATCTAGCTGTATCATATGGTGATAAAGGCATTACATTGGTAACGCCGTATTTCTCATTTATATCTAATTTAAGAAAGAAGTCTCCGTACTTATTCATATTACGAATCCATGGCCAAAGATTAAATTCAATGTTAATTATATCGTAAAATAAGTTATGAAGTATGTCGTGAATATTATCATTTGAAGTTTCTATTGATAAAACTTTACCATATTCATTTTTCATTGTTGATTCATCTGAATAGATATCTAACGCTGAAGCAATAATAGCATCAGAATCCATAGATTCATAATCTCTGAACAGTCCCAATCGCATCTGCTGTACCTGTAATAATTCGTTATACCCATACTGTTGCATGTTAGAGTATAACTTCTGAAATCTATCAACAAGATTATTTTGAGTTACAGCTTGTAATTTTCCAGTATCAACAACTTTTAATTTTTTACCACCGACATTTCTAACAATCGCGTTAGTAGAAAATAATCTTTTCAATCTTCCTAAAAATGTTGTGTCTGCCATAGTTTATTCCTTATCCTAAGAGCCAATCTATTCTTTCTTTTTCACCATTAGGTCCCACTTCAATTTCCCAAGTGTCTTTATTTTCCTGTGGTGTTTGGGGTAATAATTGTGTAGAAACTCCGCTTAATGTCTTCTTCTGTAAGTCAATACCCTCTTGTCTCAATCTAAGAGCGGTATCTCTTACCCACAAACATATAGCAAAACTCATCACTAAATCATCATTATACCCTTGCATAGCTTCGGCTTTATTGTTGTTATATATAAATACAAAAAGTTCATCAATTAATCGATTTGAACGAACAATTACTGACTTTTCTCTAAAATATTCTTCAAGTTTAGCAATTACTAATGGTCTTGTCTTCATTGTCATTGAAAAACCAGGTACCATATTTCTATCTTGAGTTCTATATCTATTATTAACTTGTTTTTCTGTATCAACATATTGTAAATCTTTACTTGTGTAAAAAAGGTTTTCATATCCTCTGTCTATCACCTGTTGTATTGTAGCCCAACCAATGTTATTATTTTCTATAACCAACAATGCATTGTTATACTCTGTGGCGACGTTGACTAACATATTACCAAAATCTTTTGTGGATAATCTACCTTTATATTCACCAACTTGCTCCATAGTCTCCACATCCATAACGTGAAATGCAGAGTAATCTGAGCCATCACCTCTACTTACATCCGCAGAAACTATATAATCTTTTGTATAGTTTGGTGATTGCCAAACCCAAAAATTACTATCCACTCCTCTTTTTTCCAAAGGGTTGTTTATATGAATTTCTTTATACTCTTCTAATATAATACCATCTATCACAGTTTGACCTGAAGTAATAAAGTCACAGTCACATTCTTGAGCTGCTAATGACGGACCTAATAGTTTATCTTGTTCCTTTCTCCACTCATCATTTCTTTCTGGATGTAAGTTCCAATGTAGCTTAATCCAATTCCAATCATTTGTTCCATCTTCCGCATCAACCCAAGTTCTATGAAACCAATTTCCAACACCATTAGGTGTAGATAGTGCAATACATTGTCCACCAGTAGATAATGTCTGTGAAGCAGCTGCCCATATCGGTTCAATCTTATCAATGAAAGCGGCCTCATCCAATATTAATAATGAAAGTGCCTCAGAACGACCAGAATCTTCTCCGCTTGAGACTGCTTTAATTTGTGAACCATTTTTGTATCTCAGAGATAATTTATTATCTTCAACACAATTTTGTTTCAACCAAGAGGGTAGGTTAGCATGCATCACTCTTACCTTTGTCACTAAATTTTTTGCGGTATCTTGTTTGGTAGCAATTACCAATATATTTTTATCCTGTCCAAATGTCATCATCCATAAAGAGTATCCAGCAGTTAAAGTTGATAATCCTAACTGTCTTGCTTTTAATATCACATTAAATCTATGCTCCTCAAATGTATTCAAAGTATTTTCTTGAAAATCCCACAAGTGAAATGGTACTTTACCTTTCATTGGGTGCTGTACTACACAATACTTTTTTAAAAAGTATGATGGGTCTTGTGCACACTTTAAATATTCTTTTTTTATTACTTCTTTTAACGGAGCAGGTTTCATTATATCTTTCCTAAAATAAACCCAATACCTAACCAAAGATATGTATTTTCATACCATTTTGGTTCAAGTGTTTTAATAAGCTCTTCATTTGTCTTTTCACGTTCCTTCAATAAAGTGATTTGTTTACTCTTTGCTTCTGATAGGACTTTTTCTACTTCAGCATACTCTTCTAATTCTTCAATGAATTCATCAGTTTCAGAAAGCATAACTTTGTAATCCTCTATCAATGAATCTGCTTTAGCTAACTTACCTTCCCATTGTGCATCACGTGCTTTTAACATTTCTAATGCTTCATCGTATGTAAATGATGTTGGTTTCTTACCACCCTTTTTTATTTCTTGTCCATCTAATATAGATAATGCAAGAAATGCTATTAAAAAATACCTCAACATCATTTACTCTTTGCGAATTTTCTTAAAAATTCTTCTGCTGATTCAACTTCATCATTTTCATAAACCTCTTCCATCTTTTTAGTTTTCTTTTTAGATATAGTTAATTTTCTTTTAATATTTCCTATCTCTCTTTTCGATGCTTTCTTTGCGGTTTCTAATTCTTTGATTTGTTTTTCAACTTTCTTTTCTTCTTTTTTGTTTTCATCAATAACTTTTTTAAGTTTTTGAACTTCTTTACTCTTTACTTGCTTTGCAGCAAAAAGTCCACCGACTACTCCAAAAAATGCTAATATAACTTTCCAAAGCTTCATCTTTCATTCTCCAATTCATTTAGGGTTTCTGTAAATTTATCTATCGCTTCATCCGCCATAGATTTAATTTTTTCTTCATCTGTATTCCATTTTTCCTTTTCGAGCTCAGGAAAATTAACACCTACGTTATTATACCATTCTGGTGCTTTCATATTTTTCCATTCTTTAATTATTTCTATTTGCTCTTTTAAAAATGAAATTTTATTTAATCTTACTTTATTCTTTTCCCAATCATCATACTCACCATTCAATCTAAGTTTATGCTCAAATTTTATTTGACAATCAAAGCAATGATTATAAATATTCCACATTTTACTATCCAGCCTTTTCTTCATTACCTTATCACACTTAGGACAGAAAAGTGGCATTCTAGCATCAGCCATAATTTCTGACATTTTGCTTATTCTATCACCGGTTGGTTCTTCTTTTCCTTTGTAACCAACCATTACTCTTTTTTCAGGTTCTTTCCCTGACAGTAAATCTGATAAAACTTGGTTTTGTCTTTCGGATTCTCTACTGTATCCCATAACCTACTCCTATACGAATTTTAACATTCCCAAAATTTGATTAGCTGGTGCAAATGCTCCTGTGTATTTATAAAGCTTTCCTTTATAAACAAATGTAATTCCTTCGGATGGTACTACAGCATTCAAGCCACCTAAAGCTTTTAATCTATCTAATTGAACTTTTAATGTATTCAATACTTTTGGGTCTTTGGATTTTTTAACTTTATTAATTGTAGATATTAAATCTTTTCTAATTTTCTGTGCAGCCTCTGATGGATTAGCTGCTATAAAGTCACTCATATTTTTAAGTATCTCAGCACCTAACTCAAAGAATAAAACTTCCCAATCTCTGATATGTTCTTTTTGTAACTTTGCATGATTCATTTTATCCGTACTCAATACCCAATCTAAAAATTTAGGATAATCTTTTAAGTCTTTTCTAATTTGTGGTATCTTATATGATTTATCAAAGAATGCCCATCTCTTAGTTAGTTTCATTAATACTCTATTATCAGGATGTTTATAATCGGTTTGTTTACCACCATTATATATGTATTCCATCCAATACGCTTGATGATAGTCAGCTAAAGTATCGGTATCTTTTAACTTATATTCACTTTGTAGTTTTTTCAACTTACCTAAAAAGTAACTCTGTCTTTTACTGAAATCTTTTACCTGTGGTAAATTTGCTACAAAAGGTTTTGTAATTGTATAAGTCTTCTGTATATCTTGATTAATTTGTTTTATCATACCGGCTAAGACGCGTGCACTTTCTCTATTCTCACCTACAGGTGAACCAAATTCATCATACTCAATTGTTCCATGAAATTGAAGTAATGATTTATCATAAGGTATGACATTAGATGTAGCAGGATACATGACCTCTAAAGACATAAATCTCTTACCTTCTCCAAATATCTTATCCTTTTGTTTTTTACTTAGACTTTTTAATGCTTTTGATAAATCATTCATCGCAGTAACAAAAGCTTTTTCAATGTCACCTCTACCAGAAAACATATTTTTTATTCCATCAGTATCTAATGCGTTAGCACCAAAATTTTTGATATGTCCTTTGTTTCTGGCAGCGATAAGTTTATCGTTTTTCCAACTTATCATTATATTTTGTCCATCAGTTTTTTCTGTAACCGGTCCTTCTTTATCAAGTTTACCTTGTAACGTATTAATAATTAGTTTCTTAAAATCTGAAAACGTAAGTTTTTTATCATCAAATGGATGATTGAGATGTCCGTACGCACCTCCCTCTAAAAGTAATTCTTTTTTCCACCATTCTTTTGAAAAAGTTTTTTCTTCTAAAAATTCCATATTATCTAAATCTATAGTATCTAAAAAGCTACTGTCGATATCCGCACTCGCACCAGCTGCAAATACACTACCGATAATATTATCCATAGCAGCAGATGTACCCATCCAATCTACAATTTGCCATCCTAAAGGTCCTACGACATCATTTAAATGTTTTTTATATTTATTAACGGCTTTAGTTGAGCCACTTTGCTCACCATGATCCATATAAGTAAGAGGAACTGAATTGTAATGTTTTTGTCCTGGTCTACGTCTTTTATGAATATCATTAGCTTTAGCTACATTTTCTTCCGGCTTAATAATATTATTCCTTACAACATAATCTACAATTTTCCAACCTTCCTTTTTATAAATACTTTCCAACCATTCCTTTGATGTTTTTTCGTATGCATTCAGAGTTTGATAATATGTGGAAGGACCGTCATCAAGATTACCCTTTAAAGAATCACTATACTCAAATAAAAATTCCTTAATTAAATCATCGGATATATTAATATTTTCAAATAGTTTTTTAAATTTATTTGTCATCATATTATACACACCTTTATCAAAGTATTTGAATGTGCTTTTAAATGTTCTCTGTCTTTGTTTATCATTATATTTCGGATTACCAAGTAAATCTCTCATCTTTGTACCACTAAGATTACCTTGCTGTGGTGCTGTAAGAATGTATCCATGATTATCAAATCCTTCTAACTTATTTTTACTTTTCAAAAAGTCTTGATAGTATGTTTTACTACCATCTTTTTTCTTACCGCCTTTTAATCTACCAGCATCCTTCTGACCGAAAGCATATACAACAGCTGTTGTTTCAGGATTAAACTTTTTCAAAAGATTAATCGCTACATATGGTGTTTTTTCCTGTATGATTCTATTCTTAGGTATACCCATCTTTACCATATGCCTAACCTTCTCTTTAAAATCCATTGGATGTCTTGGTGGCTGTTTAATGTTAGATGTAGTTATATAAGCTTCATCCACCTTAGATGCTAACCATTTATATGTTGCTAAATGACCAGGATGAAAAGGTTGAAATCTACCACCGAATACACCGATGGTTTTTTTAATTTCTTTCTGTTCGTTTACTTTTTTGTAACCACTACCATAAGGTACAGAGGTGTTACCTTTTTTCTTCATCTTCCTTACCATCTTACGACTTGGTGATGGTAATATACCAGCAGGTGCTCCGAACTCTTCGTTCTTAGCTTTTGTCTTCTTCTTCATCTTATTGATGTATGCTCTATAGACAGCAGCTTGAGAAGCCTTACCCATTTCTTTAGCTCTTTGTTCCATAGCAACAGCAGCTTGTATCTTATGTGCGTGAGATTTACCACTTCCGTTTATTTTACTGACAGATGCTTTAGCATCTTTTACTGTAGCAAACTTCAACCCTTTTATTGTTCCCTTTGGATTTTCATCTGTATATAAGTCTGAATGATTTGGTGAATTTCTATGCTGTCCTTTCTTACGAGGTTTTCGTGCAGCTTCCTTTACCATTCTAAACTTTAGTGCTGGTCTACCATTTATTAGTAAGTCTCCCTTATCATTATAATCAACAGACTTTACTACTACTTTTTTATTTTTGAACTTACCCATCAAAATAGTATCGCCGATTTCTACAGGTAATTTAATACTTTCAGCCATTTTTACTTTTTTCATCACAGATGGTAAATCCATCTTTTTAATAGATTGTTGTTTTTTAATCCAATCTTTTGCAATTTTATTTTTAGGTGGTTTCTTCAAAAATTTATTTAATCCTTGATTAACTAACATTTTAAATTTCTTTTCTGCTTCTTTAGCTGAAAGGAATTTATTATTATCGACTATAAGAAAGTTAGAACTTCCAAATAAACCTTGAAAAAATGCAAGATTATTTTGTACATCCTGCCAACTCTTTCTCACAATAGTTTCCGGTAACGCACGATCTCTTTGTTCATTTCTTTGCATTGCAATATCTAAACTCGTATTTACAAACACCATATATGAATCATAACCCAAATCCATTAATTTTTTTCTTTTTTCTTTAACGGATTTAAATTTATGTCCGGTCCCATCTATGATTACACCTAATCTACCCTCTGTGTATAATCTCAATCTTTCCTGACTTAAACTCTTTGCATAAGTTCTCAAACCACTATAATTATCATATCCAGGATCTGTTAACTGTTTGAATAAATCTGCGGGCATATTATCTAAATCAACAGTACCGAAATACTTTTTTAGTAGCATCTCAAGTTCTGTATCTTGGTTTACCATTTTTAAACCTGTTTTCGATACATTTATCTTTTCTGGTATACCAAATAGTTGTTGTGCAACATACGATTTACCACTACCAGGTCCTCCTGCCAAAAATACAGCTTTAAAGATACCTGGATCTCTAACACCTTCGGTTAAAAATGGTTTGACGAGAAATTCTGTTAGTTTATCCATAATAATAAATATCCCTTAATTTTATTTTATCAAATTATTTCCATATCCACATCTATAGAATCATAATCAACACTATAGTATCCATCGGATTCTAATATTACACTATCGTTAAATCCTAACTCTAATAAATCTTGTGCCATCACACCTTTATAAGTAGTGTTTAAATCTTCTTTATAGTTAAATAAATATATTGGTATATTCATATCACTATATCCAATTCTATCAATATTGGTTTTAAGTCTACTATCAGAACGACCTTTTGGCGGTCCACCAGGTCCAGGAGGTGGAGGAGGTGGAGGAGGTGGAGCAGATGCTACACAGTTAACAGTCATAGTACGGAAAGCAGAACCCAATTGGAGTATAACGTTTCTGTTAAAACTTCCAGCTGACATACTACTATCTGCTTCAAACTGAAATATCATAAAAATTGTATCTCCAAAAGCTCCAGCTAGGGTTACACTATTAGTTGTTCCTTGTACATTGTCTGGTGATGGGTTACTTGTCAAACTAGCATTCCATCTAAAAACACCATTACCGCTATTACCGGTAACTGTAATTACCGGATCATACTGACCGGTAGTGTTTATTGTATTAAAATTATACTCTGCCTCTAGTACACTAGTACTTGTTCCCGTTGAGGACAATGGTGGTACAGGAATTAGTTCTGTTATTGTTGGATTGGAAGGAAAGGTAGTAATTGCAGGTAAGTGACTTATCTGTCCACCATTAAAATTTTGTGTATCACTATATGAACCGGTATCACCACCAGTACCAACTGCTTGTATCCACCAATACTTTGTATCAAAGTTACTTAAATCATCAAATGTTTGTGATGTACCAGTTACACCAGTAAGAGTAGTGGCCGCATTATTTATATCAGTGCTAGTTCCATACTTTATATTATAGGATGAAGCACCACCACCTGGTGCTGCCCAATGAAATCTACCCGTAAGTTCTTCTTCTCCAGCGATACCATTAACACCATTATTATCTTGAAGTACAGACGAGGATAGTGATGTTGGAATGCTAGGAGCAGTGTATCCTCTTAGAGTATTTGAACTAACACCTGAGTTATTACTATTATCCTTACCAAACATCTCTATTAGTATATTTTGATTAGCACTAACAGAAAGAGTAGTTGTAGTAATGGGTGGGGTAATAAAAGTATCGCTACCACCACCAACTGTAAAGTCACTATCTCCTGAACCATCTACAGTTTGAAATTTGTTAGGAGCAGTACCAGAAAAACCATTCACATTTAACGTAGTACCACTTGAACCCGCGTGTTGAGAACCATTTACATCTATAATTGTTACAAAAGTTTTAGTAGAGTTTGAAGCCTCAGTATAGTAAAATTTTATCGTAGTGGTTGAAGGTGCAACATATCTCAAATTACTTGGAGAACCAACACCTACTTTATCATGATCGTAACTATACCATTCCGACATAGCGTGTGGAGTACTTTCATCTGGTCTGTTTGCTTCAGCATTAATTACATTTATTGTAGCTACAGTACCATCAGAAAGATTTGATAATGATATGTTTGTAGCAGAACCACCATCAGCATAATCATTTTCCGTTACTTCATTTGAGATTGCAAGTAAAGATAATGGACCAGTACTAGGAACTGCCATTTTTCAACTCCTTTACTTCAGACTTTAAATCTTCTATTTGCTTTTGTTGTTCTTTCATACCCTCAATTAGTAAACCAACCATCTTTTCATACCTTACTCCTTTGTAACCATCTTCTCTATCTTTTACAACTTCAGGCATTACCTTTTCTATATCTTGTGCAATTACACCAACATCATGTCCTTCATACTCATGTATATCTTCATTTCCTTCTTTCCAATCAAACTCCACACCTCTGATTTGCTTAACCTTTTCAATTGGATTTTTAATTAATTCTATATTTTCTTTCAACCTTTTATCGGAAGAGTGAAATGCTGTAACATCACCGGTAGCAGTTAGAGCACCAAAAACATCTACACCAGCAGTATCTACTTGAAATCTTTTTGTACCACTTACAGCTATTTGAATTTTGTAGGCTGCATCTGAAAATATTCCAGTATCATCTCTTCCATTGCCATGAATTACAGATCCTTGACTACTTATCCCACCATTAAAAATAATAGCAGGAGTTGATTCATTATTGTACTGACTACCACCTACACTAATTCTAGATGGAGTAATCATACCATAATCTGCCTGTGAACTATGTCCTCTTGATGATGATAAGAAAGCACCTGCAATTGTCATTGCATTAGTACTATTATCACCCAAACCTTCACCTATTATACCATATATCTGGTCACCTTCATCTAAAGCACTAGTGCTACCTTGTGTTACTGCTGAAAATTTTGCTGTTGAAGTTTTACCAAAGTTTCTTTTGTTATGAACCAATATATTATTTGCAAAGTAGTTTTCGTTTTTAACTACATGAAAGTTGTAAGTGTGTATTTCATCTGTTACTTTAGTTACGGACTTAATTTTAGTCTCAATACCTTCGGATGTTAAACCTATATCTCCAACTGAAAGCTGTTCTACTTCTAGTTTATACTTCTTATATGTTTCTATAGGATCGTAAGAAGCATAACCTTTTCCAACTACCCAATAAGGATTTGTGAATGTGTTATGATTTATTATTCCATTTTCAAATTCAATTATAATGGTATAATCATCATCTTCTCCAGTGTGAATAGTATCGTAAGCATATGCCACTTCTTCAGATATAATTTGATTTGAAACAACGTCATAAGTTTTTACTAAATCACCCACAACTATATCTTCAATGTTTTTAGTTGAGCCATTAGCCATTAGTATTTGTGTTCCAGCGATAAAACAATCAGATTCGACAGGTCGATCAAATGCACTTGATAAAGTTACACCTGCTATAGAACTTAAAGTTGAATTAGAACTATCGGCACCAGTTCCAAGATTAAAGTCTGTTGTAATCTCAACAAAAGCGTTACTAGCAGTTATAGAGGCAAAACTAGACCCTCCTAGCATATCAAAAGCAGCTTCATTTGCAGCTGCTGGAACTGAGTTTCTTGCGATAACCATACCAGGTGTAGTACCACCGGTTTGATGTAGTACAAATCTGGAATTAGTACCAGCAATCATTTCTATACCACTACCAGTTATAGAAGTTGCAGTAAGACCAAATCCACCAATAGCACCAGCACCTGCAGTCACAGTACCTGTCATACTGACATCACCATTTGCAGCAATTGTTACGTTTTGAGTATTTGATGTACCAAGTGTTATTGCACCTGATGATATTCTAAGAGCACTTTTATCTGTTGCACTATTTCCAATTATTATACTTGAACCAAAATCTGATACAACAACTCCACCTTGCACAACACTAAAACTATCGGCATCCATTTGTACATAATCATCGGAAGCACCACCGTAAACTTTTACACCATTTGAATCTATGTTTACATATTCATTGTTACTTGTATTACCAATGGTGGTTGTAGCACCAAAAGCAGCTTGTGTCACACCAGCTGCAACAACATCGACACCATCTGATTTTACATCCACATAATCATCTACAGCAGCACCATATATTCTAGCACCAGCTCCATGTAAACTTATGTTACCTATCACAGCACTTGGAGTATTTGCTGACGAAGGACCTGTAGCACCCTTTCCAATATTTATACCATCGCTTGTTATGTGTAATGTTCTTACACTAAAGTCTGAACCACCATAGAGAGAAATTTCATCTGTAAATTTAGCCGACCTATTACTAGCATGACCTGAATGGATATAGAAACCATCAGATGCTATCTTAACAAAATCTGTATTATTATCAAATACAAAAATACCAGTACTTGGATCTATTCGAATAACATCATCGGTAGTACTTACCGATACATCAGCACCTGTAGTACCACCAAGTGCAATTTTACCCGTATTATCTATAGCCACTCTTTTGTAAGCTGTACCAGATATCTTACCTGAGTACATCGATATCGCAGTAGAGGAAATTTCAGTTCTAGCATCTGCTGCTAAACCAATTCTTGTTGTAGTGCCATATGATGCGAGACTTGTACCAGCACCTGTGTTCAATGACATTCCATCTGATGTCAGCGATACCTGAGTAGACATATTTCCTGATGCTTCTGTTAAACCTGCGACATCTGATGCAACAGAACCACTCAATGTACTTACATCTGAAGGTGTAGCAAATCCCGTACCGCTTGTTATGGTTATCTGACCTGAAACTGATAGGGAATTACCATCCCATACTAATTTATCACCAAGTGAAAATCTTCCACCACTATCCATAAAGAATGGTGTATTACCATCACCATGTGTGCCTGTACCACTAAACATTGAACCGGTAGCTAATGTAGTACCACCTATCTTACCACCTTTAAGTAATACAGTAGAACCTGTAATCTGTCCATTGCTTCTTAGTATAAGATTACTATTTGAACTACTGACGGTAGTAGCACTTATTCCAAATCCACCTATTGCACCAGCAGTAGCTGTAACAGTACCAGTTAGTGTTGCACTGGTTGCAGTCATATTACCGCTTGCATCTAATGAGAAATTACCGGCATTAACTGTAAAATGATTTCCATCAAATTTTATAAATTTAGAAGCATTTCCTACATTAAATTTTGCAACACCACCATCCAATCCTAAGAAACCACCTGCAGTATTATCTCCAAAACTTGTCTTTTTAACATATAGTCCTTCTGCATTTCCTGTAGATATTAATGCGACATCATTTTTAGAAAACGAAGTTGTTGAAATTGTCCACCCAGCAATTTGATTTGATGCACCTAATGAAACTAACAATTGAGGGGTAGAGTTGTATATTTCTAAATTTGTACCGTCAAATTGTAGCCTTTGTGCACCAGCTTTACCAACTCTAAAGTTATTTGTTGCTGCAGATGATAAGAAAAATCCATCACCTGTTGTAAAGTTTGTTGCACTTCTTATTTGTGGAGTGCCACTATTATTTTCTATAGCAATAGCACCATCACCTAATGTTATAGATTTAGCATTAGAATCAATTACTACATCTGTAGATTTTTTTATACTATTGGTGGATATTTCCCAACCAGCTGCTGTTAGAGTATTATTGATAAATGAAAAATTTGCACCAACAAAGAATGTTGGAGTAGCAGAAGCACTTACATAGAATAAATTACTTTGTGCTGTCGCGTGTGTTTGATGAGCATTAGCTCCAAGAGCAATTGTGGCTTGGTTTCCATCTATTCTAGCAACTGTTCCACTCTTTAACTGACCAGGCACTAACTCCCAACCCGCAAGTTTCGCTTTATTTGCAGTTATCAGTATAGAAGCACTATCTTGACTACCCGAAACAGTTCCACTTCCACTAAATACAGCAAATCCATATGGAGTTTGGTCAGTTCCATCGTGTAATGGTAATTTACCTAATACTAATTTAGGTTGAGCTTCATTTACACTACCAGTCCAAATCGTTAACGATTGTGATATAGAACTTAATCTAACACTACCAAAAGTATTATCACTTTGAATATTACCAGGTACTAAATCCCATCCAGCAAGTTTTGCCTTATCTCTTGTTATCAAAACATTATATGTTAAATCATTTGTTATGTCAGCATCAACTGTACCTGTAAACACACCGAAACCATATCTGTCATCAGAAGAACTACCATTCACTCTTGGTAACTTTCCAACAACAACCTTTGGTCTTGCATTGTCAATGGAGCCTGTAAAAATCATTAAGGATTGACTGTTTGAAGATAATGCTACACTACCATCTTGATTATCTGATTTGATTGCACCTGGCATAATATCCCAACCAGCAATCATATTAGCACCTTCACCTAGTTCAACTAAACGATTCTCATCGTTAGTCGCAGCACCATCAAATATCTTCAATCCATAAACAGTACCACCATCAACCTCACCTAAGTAAATTCTATCAGCAGTACCATCAGTAATCGTAATTCTTTTTGCAGATGCATCTAACGTAATGATTCCCTCTGAACTACTGATTGCAGTATTACCTATACCCCAAGTACCTATGTTACCAGTTTTTGCATTTATTGCACCCTCGAGATAAGCAGAACCTGATGCCCATAATCCAAACTGATTCGATAAAGTTCCAAATCTTGGAGATGTGATACCTGCAAGATTACCCATACGAACAACTGCAGAACCACTTGCGGCATTTACATCAACAAAAGGACTGTTAGGTGATGATGCATCAATTGCAACCGTACCACCACTAATTCTTGCAGCAGTACCACCAACGTTTAAATTACTTAGATTACCAGCAACATTATCGACATTATATTGTGTAAAACCACTCTGAACTGAACCACCTGTTATTGGACTTCCGTTGATTTGAAATCTTACCGCATTTATTGTTCCATTATCTTGTGCGTCTTTGAATAGTAGAATTTGGTCATCACTAAATGTAGCAGACTTATCATCCTCAAATGTTACTGTACCCGTACCTGTTGTACCGGTTGAGCCTGATATAACACCGCTATCTGAAATAAATAAAATACCATTAGTCGCTTTAACAACATCCTTTTGAAAGATATGTGTTCTTAATGTATTTCTAACAACAATATTATCAATTTCTAACAAAGTTCCATCACTACCATTATCATCTATTCTAAATCCATCACCGGTTATACCTGATATAAAAGTTGAAGTACCTAAAGTCTTTGTATCTGAAAGAGCAAAGTCTTGATGGGAAGTTGTTATGGTATTACCTAAAGTTAGTTTATTTGTACCAGCTCTTTGTAATACTAAGTCTTCATCGTATGATGATACTAGTCCGGAATCTACAATTACTTTTTTATTAAAATAGAATTGTGTCCTATCAGTTTCAATATGTGCATAACTGGTATTTTGTGGTCCTATTTGTATATAGCCGGAATTTGTTTGAATCTTGACGGAATTTCCCCCACCTTCAAGTATTCTTGTATTAGAATCAACTAGCCTTACTTCTCCAAATGTTACTGTATCTGTGGTTTCAACATCTTGATTCATTGCGAATAATTCATTTGCACCTTGTCCAGTATCTACTGTTGCAAATGTTACAGCATCACTAGTCCTAACGTTTTGGTTCATCAGATGAACTTCAGTTGCACCTTGACCAGTATCTACAGTTGTCGAAGTTAAAGCTGCTGTTTCAAGAGGTGCTGCCGTAATTGTTAAGTTTCCTGTACTAGCACCAGTTGCAGTTGTTGTACCAACTAAAAATCTATCTGCTGATTCATCCCATACGAATATAGCATTATCACCAGTTGAACCTCTTTCAATTACTATTCCTGAATCATTTGCGTTTGAACTGGCACCGTTATTTAATTCTATTAAATTATCAGAAACTACCATATTTGTAGTAGCAACAGTTGTAGTAGTTCCATTTACTGTTAGATCACCTGTTACTGTTAGATCACCTTGAACTGCTGCATCGTCGTGAACTGTTAAATATGGATTAGTTCCGATAGTAATACTATCTGTACCACCAACACCAATGACTACTGCTGTAGCAGAATCAGTTGCTCTAATTTTAGGATTTCCTCCAGTATGAGAATATATCTCTAAATTTTTGTTATCACTTCTATTTTCAACTCTTATTCTAGCATGTTGGTGGGAATCAAGCATGATATTTGCATCCCAATTTGAATCATTATTTGGTGTACTATCCCCAACATACAAGAAAGGTGCACCTGCAGTTGTACTAAAAACACTTAATAAAGCTACACCGGGATTTGTGGTCCCGATGCCGACAGTGCCACCAGTAAAATAAGATGTTCCATTACTATGTATTTGTACTTTTCCAACATCTGCCTTTAATAATTGTATATAACCATCATCAGCACTACCATTTGCTATTCTAGCAACAGCATTTACATCTCTAACTTCAATACCATCATAATCCGTTGTTGTTTCTACTACGAATTTTTTACCTGGATTTGTGGTCCCGATACCGACATTAGCAGCATTAGATATAAACATAACATTACTATTCATACCACCTGCATTATTTCCAGTATCAAATGCTAATCCACCATTATCAATACCTTGTATTCTTCCTAAAGTTCCACCTGGATTTTGAAACGATATTAAAGCATCTTGTCCATCAGTAGTATTATATAATTTTAATACATCTTCACTATCATGGTTGAGATATAATCTATAATCACCAGGATTATCTGTTCCGATACCAACCTTGCCGTCTGCCTTAACAATCAATGCACTACTATCTACAGAAAATGCATCACCAGAACCTGCTTGATTAATTGCAAAAGCGGTATTTCCAGTTGTTGAGGTATGTGTTATTTGAGCTGTTGCAGATATATAAAATGAAGAAGCACCAGCACCAGTAAATCTAGCTAAATTTCCTGATGTTTTTGTTACAAGTAGGTCTCCATTTACATCTAATTTGTATGTAGGAGTTGATCTTCCGATGCCAAGATTACCGCTTTCAATCAATCTCATTTTTTCTGCACCACCCAAATCTACTCTGAAATAACCAGCTGCTACATTATTGGCATCAATACTAACTTCTAAACCAGCATTACCACCACCAAATATTCTATGTTGTAAATTAGAAACATTCGAATCATTTAAAACTATTGCTGGTGACTCATCTGTTATTGTTAGGGCATGTGGGAACAAATCTGATGTTACACCACCAAGATTAAGTCCAGCAGCAGATACCAACTTTCCAAACGAACCAGTTGATTGAGCTGAACCTGAAAGTATTGTGCCATCAAATGTAAGGTTAGCTTCAGCATTCATCGCATCTGCACCAGTTGCTGTTAGAACTCTGTTATCTGAACCATTTGTCATAAAGTCTGATACATCTACTGATATTGTATTGGTTGACACATCAATACCGCTTCCGGCACCAATGTTAATAGTTCTACTTGATTCTATTGTACCTCCACCAGATAATCCTGATCCTGCGATAATCTCTACACCGCTATGATCTATGTGTTCATTGGCTACAAACCCACTTAAATTATCATGAACTATTTCAGAGTCAGTCGTTGTTATATTATCAGCATTTGCTGTTATTCCTGTACCACCTATAACATTTAGTGTTACATCACCAGAACCACCTCCGGTTAATCCACTTCCAGCTGTAATAGTTTGGTCAGCTGTTGCGCTCGATTCTATTGCATTAAGCTTTGAATGGTCTGCATCTGTAAAAACATTTGAGTCAGAAGCAGCCTCAACAGCAGCTCTAATTTCTGCATTGCTTTGGTCAGCAGTAGCACCAGATTCTATTCCATCTAGTTTTGAACCATCGGTAGCTACATCTCTTCCATCCACATTACCTGTAACAGTTATGTTTCCTGCAACATCTAAACCAGAACCGACATCTAAGTTAGCAGCAACATTAACACCACCGCCAGTAGCATCGATTGTTATTGGAGAACCACCATATGCTGTAGATTTGATTTCAAAGACATTACTATTACTGTTGAATATCTGCCACTTTTCTGCTGTACCTGCACCACCACCTAAGAATTCTAAATATTTACCCTTCGGAACTTGTATCCTACCAAATGATGCAGTAGTAGTTGAAGAACCACTTACCTTTCCATTAGCGTAGGGAAATTCTACAGGTCCAAAATGAAATATTGCTTTACCACCATTGAATTGAGTAAAAAGATGATTTCCACTAGAATCAGTTAATGTAGTATTTTCTGTACTATTAGACCCATCAGAACCTTTAACTTCTAATTTTGCATTTGGAGTTGTAAGTCCGATGCCAATTTTATCATTTGCACCATCAAGAAAAAATAAGTTTGCGTCATTATTACTTTCCATCCTAACATTTATAACTACACCTTCTTCATTGAAAGTTATTTCATTTGTGGTGTCTTCAGTAATATCTATAAAATTAACACCACCTGCTTGAATGTTTATATCGTCATTTGTAAAATTAATAAATGTATCGGTATCACCTATATGAAATATTTTTCTAGTAACACCTAAATCATTTCCATCAAATGTAAGACCACTCTCAGCATTCATCGCATCGGCACCAGTTGCAGTCAATACTCTATTATCAACGCCGTTTGATAAAAAGTCTGAGACATCTACGGTATATGTGACTGTATCTGTTGCACTTACTGCAACATCAAGTCCAGTACCAGCTGCAAAAGTTATAGTATTGGAATCTGCTACCAGTTCTGTAGTTGCACCATCTGAAATATTAAAACTATTCATTGAACCAGCAGAACCCGATAGTATACCAGCACCTAAATCTCTAATCGCATTTGCAGAAAGTGAACCTGAAATACCTACTCTTGTTAGACTTCTTATCAATGCAGCATTACTACCAAGTGAACCACTTATGCCTGTTCTGGTAAGTGTTCTTATAACAGATGCATTTGCCCCTAATGAACCACTTATTCCTGCTCTAGCCAATGTTCTTATAACAGCTGCATTTGAACCAAGTGAACCACTAATAGTATCTCTGTTTAAACTTCTAATTACATCTGCGTTTGTACCTAATGAACCACTTATAGCTATTCTAGCATTAGAACCAAATAAACCATTGAATGTTGTACCTGTCAATGTCTGCCCTGCTAGTACAGAGTTTACTGTTGAAAATGTTAATCTATGAACGTGATTACCTTTTGCAAACTCACCAACATTACCATCAGAAGCAGTTGTACCAATATCTTCAGGATCAGATTGATAAGCTTGTAATGCTGGAGCTCCTAAAGTACCTGCAACTTGACTATCGTTAGTTGCAGCCTCTCTGTTGATAGCTGTACCAAAGTTTGCTACACCACTACCACCTCTAATTTCTATTCCAGCACCAGTCATCTTTATAAAACTATCTTCAGAGTTGTAAATTAATAATCCTTCTTGAGTCATCTCAACTCTTCGTGAATTACTTCTCAAAGAGAAATTATCAAAAGTTATTTCAGTTTCAGGATGTTCTGCTGTTGTACTACCTACAACTTGTTTAGTAAACTTCCTTCCGCTTATATCAGAATTAACAGTTCCTTTGTCTCCAATGAACAATGGCTTTTCTACTGTAAAACCGGTATCATCATTTATAGATCCCGTAAGAACTACTTTAATAAATTCAGCAGATGATGGTAAATCAGCTGACGCACCAAAACTATTATATTGTCCACTACCTAAAAAGTATTCACCATAACCATTTGATGCTGTAAAATTAGGATGTGGTAGAAAGGGAACAAAACCATTTGTACCAGAACCACTATATTCTAAACGAAAGTATTGTGGTTGTAAAGCTCTATCTTTTCCTCTACCACCAAACGATGAACTAAAACGAGCAACAGAACTAAACGATAAAGTATCTCCTGATGCAATTGACGCAGTTACAATTTGTGATATCTGATAATTATTGGTTGATGCATAATTAGAAGAACCAGCAGGAACAACAACATCTAATGTTACCCTACCACTTACTGCTTTATCATCATCAACAAAAGCATTTCTATCTGTTAAACTAATATTAACCGCACCACCTTCTGAAAACGACCAACTATTTATAGAGCCAACAAAGTTACGACCGGCTGATAGAGAACCTAGTTGCTCTTCAAAACTTTTATTACCTATATATTGTGTACCACCACCAACTGTTGATAAAGAACCAGATTTGACAAGAACCCTATCAGTACCACCATTATCTTTGATTTTCAAACCAGGTAAAGCACTACTCAATTCTACTGTGTTGTTCACATCTCTTATTGATGTATTGTTAATATTAAACCCACCTAACTTTCCACCTGTGAATAATACTTTAGAACCTGTTATATCACCACTTTGTTTGACATTAAAGTTTGAGGTGCTGATAAACATATGTTTAGAATCATCAACACTTCCTTGTAATGGTGAACCACTTATGAAAATGTTATTACTACTGAATGAATGGGAGTCTGTTGTGAATCCACCAATCAAACCCGCAGACGCTGTTATTGTACCTACGAACTCTGCTCCACTAGCTATAAGGATACCATCTTTATCAACCATAAAGCTTGGGCCCATTTTAATATAATAGTTTGTACCATCAGCATCACCACTTCCGCTAGGTGTAAAATCTATATAATATTCATCTCTTTTCTCATCAAACTGTGCGACTGTATCACTACCTGGCCCTTGGTCGGTTTTGAATAATTGTGAACGAGGTGCATTGAATGTCATATTAGAACCACTTATCTGTCCGCCAAGTATTTTGAAGTCTCCTATATTACCACCTTCAGCAGTAATGATACCGCTCATTGTAACATTTCCTTGAGGAGTAAGATGAAAATTAGAAGAACTAATTTCTATCGCACCAGTAGAACCACTTATGAATTGTGTTGATGTTGAACCTACAAAAAATGCATCCGCGACAACTTCGAATATAGATGGGTTAGTTCTGAATTTTAAAGAACCACTCGCACCTACCAATTCCAATCCTACACCAGCATAATTATCACCACTACTTGGTAAGACAGAACCACTATAAATCATAAATCCAAATTTTCCACCAAGAGATGAATTTGATGCTGATACAAATCCTTGATATCCTATGGAACGAATAAAACCAGAACCTTCTGCCCCATCCTGACCAGTTTCAGGTAATACAGAATCGATACCACCAAAATGAATACCACTACCGGTACTGTCTCCACCTAAAAACATATCTCCACTTTGTATATTATCGTTACCGCTTATAACAACATTTCCTCCAGTAAATAAAGAGCCTGTATTAAATGCAAGACTGTCTGCAATATTATCGTTTGCATCATAAAACTCCACTAAAAATTCAAAGGTATCCGGCCTCTTATGTTGAAACTCCAAAGGCATTTCCTTTTGAAATGTAAATGTTGATGGTGAAAATCCCGTATCTTCAGATGGTTTTACCGATATATCAGAAAAATACCAACTACCTTCTATAACTCTAAATTGAACAACTGCGTCTCCTGTATTTTGAGGTGTAAAATTTTGTACTACTAAACCTAGATCTTTTTCACTTTGGTCATCAACCTCTATTATACCCAATCTATAACCGTAGCTATTATCATCAACCAAAACTTTATTTGTCGCACTGTCTACAAAAATATCACTATTATGAGAAAAGGATGAGCCAGAAATATAAACTGCTAATAACGAACGTGTATCATTTCCCCTTTCTGTATATGCATTAAAGGATAATGTAAAATCTATATTTTTTGTTAGTGAAAATTTATAAGCATTCTTTAGACTATACTTGATTTGATTTTCAAAAGTCGCTACACTACCCGAAACATATACACCATCTAATAATGGAGCATTCGAAAATGTTGATGTTCCACCGGTTGTAGTCCAATAAGTGTTGATGTTTGCTTGATTCTCATAATAACCAGTATGTTCTGATAATCCTACTGATAATGGATCAATCATAAGTTCGGATGATTCTACAGGTATTTCTGCTAAAGTTTTAAAATCGTCAAATGAACCCTCACTTCTAACCATAATTTTAGCTTTAAATATATCACCTGAAAATGTTCTCATATCACTTAATGCAACATCTGCATATGAAATTATATTAGCTGTACTGTATGAGGAAGTGGGTTCTGCTTGTTTTATTATTTCAGCTGTACCAAAGAATGGTATTATAACATCTTCATTATTTGTATTCTTATTAGTAAAAGGTTTTTCTAATAATGCAATTTTGTTATTACGAAGTTCTGCTATAGAACCTGTATAATTACTTAAAGTTGGTGGAAACGGAATATTTGAAGTATCAAACTGTTCCCTATCATATGCAGAAGAGTTTATTGTTTTTAATACTACTCTAGCACCAATATCTTTTGTAGTAAATTCATCAGAATTAGTAATTCTAAATGAATAGGGATATTCAATAGGTGAACGAGATCTCGCTATATGCCCAATTCTTTTGAATATACTACTTTTTCTTTTACCCTTTTTATTTTTAAATTGATTACCTAATTTAAAAATAGAATCCGTTTTATTTTTAGGTTTAGTTTTTTTATCACTTGCTTCGGATAAAGAACCCTGCTTTGGATCTTCTGTTTCAAATACGGTAAATTCAAAATTTTGATCTGGTAACCCTTCTATTGAATTAAAAGATGAACTTATCGACGCACTCGTTTCAGTACGAACTAAAGACCCAAATCTCTTTTCAGATACGGATATTTTGGGTTGAGTATAAAATCTTATCGGCTCGGTGTTGATTTCTGTTGGATTAATTATTATTTCTTTAGTTAACCTAACGTTATAAATATTTTTCCAATCCTCTGGTACTGCTTCTACATCAGAAAATGCACCTTCTGATAAAGGAATCGAATCTAACTCACCAACGATAATCAAATTAGCAACACCAGGTCCTGTATCGCTATATATTTCTACAGATATTCTTCGTGACGTTCCTTCCAAATAATCTTCAATAGGTTCATAGTAAATAGAATTACCTTCCGAATCTACAAAATCTATTTGTAATTCTACACCATCTTTTAAAAATGGTCCTGTTTCTATTAAGAATGAACTTCTACCTTGCGGCAAACTTTCGGGTAAATCAGTTATGACAAAATGCCTGGACTGATTAAAATCGTCAACCAATATATCGATTTGGTCTAGATTTTTTAGTGGATTAAATTTTTTGACTATGCTCATATGAATATATTTTGTTTAATTATAAATATTAAATTAATAAATTTTGATATTTATTTGTACATACAATATATGGAGATTATCGGTATGAAGAAGAAATATTCTTTTACTATAGAAGAAAGCCTAGTAGACTGGTTTAGAGTCTATGTTAGAGAAGAAAGCACTACCATGTCTGGTGTACTTAACCAGTATATATTGAGTCTAAAAAGAGGAGAAACTAAGCCTAGAAAAGTATTATACTCTAACCGTACACAACGTTAGAAAAATTATTTTCTTTCTTTATTTCTAACAAAGTATCAACAGCATCTCTCATAGAATCTATATGAGAAACAATCATCGTAAATTGAAATTGTGATTTTAGATATTGAAATAAATTATATACAGAATTTAAATTATCAGAATCCATAGTTCCCCATCCCTCATCAATTGCTAAGAAGTTTGGTGCTGGTAAATTACTTACATTTATTAATCCCACACGCATGGCTAGAGATGAGATAAATCGTTCCATACCACTAGATAATTCAAGTGGCCATACATTGTCATCATCGTACACTATGTAACAATTAATATTCTTACCATCCATTTCCAATATCATAGAAAAGTCTACTATTTGTGCTAGTATATCATTCACAGCACCTTCAATTGTAGGTAATGCTTTAGATATCAATTCATAAGGAATACCATCTCTTTTTATAGCATCCATATAATATTGATAAGCAGCATATTTATCTTCCAACTCTTCTACTTTCTTTATATTCTGCATAATGGTTTTTTGTTGTGTCTCTAAAACTTTTATCTCACCATTTACAGATTGAAGTTTTTTATCAGTTTCTTCAATAGATTCTTCTAAATCATCAGATTTAATTTGAGAATTCTCAATGTCTTTATGTAGTCCTTTATTAAAGATAATATCTTTTTCTTGTTCGTGGTATAGATTAATCTTATCTTCTATAATTGCTAATTGACTAATTAGATTTTTTCTTTTTTCAGTAGTAAGTTTCTTCTCACTATCTAACTTACTGATATTAGAAGCAAGTAAACTAAGACTATTTATAGATCCATCCATCTGTTCTTTATGGGCGGTAATATGAGATAAACCATTTATGATATCATCTAAGTTATCAGATTGTTTTACGAAACTATCAGCTAACATCTTATCATCATTTAACTTCTTTTTTGTTTCCATAGCATCTAATGTAAATGGATTTGCCATACAATAAGAACAGTTGGAATCATATTCTAAATTACCAAGCTTTTCAATCTTTTCTAATTTGTTCTGAACTTCTATTTTAAGTTTATCAATCTCAATCTGATTATTGCTTTTATCTAATTTGTATTGTTCTAACTGTGCAAATTTTTTATCTATTTCATTTTCTCTATAGATTTTTATCTTTTCATTTAGTTCAGTTTCTTCTACAGAATATTGTTCAGATAACGTGGCAATCTCACCAACTCTCTCATCTACTTTGTTTAAAGAGTTACTCAAATTTATTTTACGTTCTTGTAACTCATCTAAACTATCTGCGGTATCATCAACTTTTTTAAGTTGTTTTGTCAAACTAATAATATTTTTATCTTCTGTTTTCTTATCAGAAACTAAATCTTTTTTATTATTAGCTAACTTTTTAGAATTATCTTTTAATTCAACTAAGTCGGTTTTTATATCTGCTAACTCTCTAGCATAATCATTATTCGTAAATGATTTTAAGAGTGATTGTACATCGTGAATTTCATCGGAAGCTAATGTATACAGTTGGTCGAAAACACCAATACCCATAAATTGTGCTAATAAGTCTTTTCTTTCTTTTTGTGTTTTATCAATAAAAACGGTAGAGTTAGTTTGAAGTGATAAAGCAGTCATAATAAAATCTTCATAAGTTCCAATAACCTTACGAATATTTACATCGGTAGTTCTTCTTTGGTCTCCATTTAAAGATAACTTTTCACCAGCATCATCAAATGTCCAAAAGTCAACATCTACTTTTACATGACCACTTCTTTGTTTCTTACCCTTTCTCTCTATGAAATATTCAACACCTTCTACTTCTAGAGTTGCTTTACAATAAAATTTATCTTTTTTATTATTTAAAACATTTAATGCTTTATAAGCTCTTGAGGATGTATCAAATAAACAGAAAGAAAGAGCATCTAATAAAGAAGATTTACCACTCGCATTAGGAGCGAATATTCCCACTATACCATTTAGCTTTGTGAAATCAACTACATTGTTTTCTCCATAACTAAACATATTGTCAAACTCAAACTTCTTTACATCCCAAGTTATTCCTCTATTTACATCATCTGCTGGTAAAAGGGTGTTTAGTTCTTTATTTATCTTTTTTATATCTAATAGAGTTTCAGTATCTACAAAGTGATTTTGTTTTAGATATTCTTCTATCAAGCCATATTGATAATCAGCATCTCTTACATCACCTACTGTAATTCTTTGTCCTCTTACCTTTTCCGAAGATGTGAGTGAATCTGTTCTTGTGACAGAAACTTCTTTTATACCATATGTACTATGAATCATAGTCATAGCTTTTTTTAATTGAGATGGCGTTGTATTAGATACCCTAACTCTTAATCTAGCTTTTTTGGGTATATCAGTACAATCTGAAACCTTTCCGTCATCAATATCAATAGTATAATAGCCGTAGTCATTTGGTATTTCAATATACTCTGACTTTCTCTTAGGAACATCCCATAGTAAATAACCATGAGATAATCCCTCACCGTGATTTTGCTGTACTAATGAACCACAGTAAGATATAGTTTCTTCTTTATTAAGGTGCTGTCTTTTATGAATATCACCTAATAGTCCCAAATCGTAACCTTTGAATTTAGCAATCTTCACATCCGATGGAAGAAAAAATCCTAAATCTGTTTCTGACTTATCAACTGTTCCGTGAAAGAGAACTACCTTGGTATCACCATCAAAGTCTTTAGCTTCTATATAATCATCTTCCTTTTCCCATACATCCCATACAACAAACTTTACATCAGCACATTTGTATACACCACTACGCTTTAAGTAGTGTAAATCAGAATGTTGTAGGTTGTTTACGATAGGAGAAAGAACATCCATTCGAGAGAGATTATTTAAATTACAATCGTGATTACCTGCAATAATAATTGTAGGACATATATCTGCCAGATTCTTAAATAATCGTGAGAGCTGATCTACTAATTCAGGCGACATTTCAGTTTTTGAATGAGCTATATCACCACCGATATAAACTACAGCATTATCTTTATGTTTTTTTACTTCCTCGTAAGTGCGTTCAAATACTTCCTCATACTCCTTATGTCGCTTGAGGTTTCGGATTTGTATATCCGAAATATGATGAATGTATTTTAACTTACGAAAAGGTACTTTAACAACATTTTCTTTAATCAAGTATTATCCTTTAAGAATTTTCTAACTTCTTTAATTTTTTTATTTGGTACAACTATATCCCAAGCAGTTTCTTCAACGAGTCCACCATTTTCATAGTATATCGTGCTGCGTTCCAAACCAAAATTAGTAACAAGTTTTTCACAAATTCCGTCATCACTAACGTGTACTTTCCACTCTTCATCATTATATTTCCATATATTTCTTTGACTTGCCATTTAATTTCATCCTAATTAAATCTGAAAAAGATGTAGTTTGAGAATCTTTAATCAAATGGGTGACTTTTTCAAATCCCATATCAGATGGGTCTTTGTCTTTAAGCCTTACCATTTTGACATCAATACCATTTCTCATAAGTACATCTGTCATTTTGATAGAATCCCAATAAGCATCACTATCTAGTAATATATATATCTTACGAACTCTTTTTTCAAATATTTCTTTCATAAGGATTTTTGGTATCGTTTTACCAAATAAAGGTATTACGTTTCTTTTTACTGCGATGGCGTCAAATACACCCTCGCATAAAATTATCGGTTCATTCCAATTTATAAATAATTCGAACCCGATTACATTTTTTGATACAGGTGGATTTTTATATTTCATACCACCATCAAAAATACTTCTCGCGATAAAGTAATTCAATTCACCATTTTTATCGTATGAGGGTACAATGATTCTATCAGCATATAAACCATCTTCACAAAATCCAATATTATATCTTAGAATATCTATTGGGTGAATATTTCTTTTTTTAAGATGTGAAATAGCATGTCTTCTGGTAATTGAATTATTTGCTGCTGATAGTGAAATAAATTCCTTTGGTAAATTCAGTTTCTCTTTAATATTCTTTTTACTGACATACCTTTTTTTATCACCAACTATACCTGATAACTCATTATATTGTTCTCTTGTAGCATTAAGTTTTTTAAATAACTGAAATAGATTATGTCCACCTTGATTACTAACCCAACAATGCCATTTCTGAGTTTGTATATTGATTTGTAATTTAGGTTTATGATGTGATGTAAAAGGAGACCAATACATATACTCATCGGCTTTCTTTAATCTTCTACCGTGATTTCCTATTACTCTATTTAGAAGGTTTACTATTTTCATTTATTAATTCTATAAATTTTTCTATGTTAATTACAGCGTATGTTTTACTTCTGTTTCTTTTAAATATCAATACAGGATCGTAATCACCACTATTTTCTTCAGCTTGTTTCAATGAATCCCATATGTTTATCTTTTCTTGATTCTTACATTCAAATGAATACGGTATAAGTTTTCTTGCAGCTGGTGATAATTTTATATCTTCACCAGTTTCTCCCATAATAGCTGAACGGATATCATCCTCTTCAAGTTCAACAAAGGATTCTAGTAATAAATCTTTAATATTATTTTGAAGCCTTTTGCCTTTGTTTTTAGCGCTTCTTGTTTTCATATTGCTTTATTGCTATTGCTTATTAGTATTATTATTATTGCTTATTATTAAATGCTTAAATTTTAATTGGCTTACAGGCGTAAAAATCTTAATAAAAAACCTATCAGATTTTTTCATAACCAAATAAAATGTTAACATTATTAATATATATAAAGTAATTATCTCAAATACAAATTTATTTTACAACCACTTTGATAATTCTTTTCTTGCAAACCTTTCTGCTTTTTCTTCCCACTTATTATCATCGTGTGGATCTAATCCATCGTAAGCAGCCATTGTACCTGCTTGTGTATATTTCTTCATAAACTTTTTTACACCTAATCTTTTTGCATCTAATGCATGTCCTATCTCATGAAGTATAGTTAATAAAAAATCCTTTACAGTTTTGTAATTAGGTCTAAGAGTAACTGTATCAGTTTCAGGCTTATACTCTCCAAAGTTTTTACCCCTACCCATCTTTACTTTAGATTTTAAGCCATATGACCTTACTAATTGCTTAGCAATCTCCATATAATCAACCCTCTCAGAAACTAGAAAGGAATGCTCCATCATTTTTTTAAATTTACCCATTATGCATCAAACCTTATCACTATACTTAAATCTAAATCTTTTTCATTTTTTATAGGTGCGGATAAGGAACCAATTGCGACTAATTGATTAAAATCATTATACAAACCAACTTTTGTTATATAAGGTCTAAAATCGGAATGAGTGACAAAGTTTTCATATCTAGTAGCTGCATCATAAGAATGTTTATATGAACCACTTTTAAATTTTGCATCACCAGGTGGAAATAAAGTCCAACTATCTGAACCTGATACTGAAATACTACCACTTCTACCTAAAGTAGCTGATATGTTTGAAGTACCGTTAAATTCATTTTGTCCAATGATACATGTATATTCATGTTCATAAATGGTTTGTGTTGCTTTGTATTTTAGTGAGTAACCATCATTACCTCTTTTTTGTGCTACATCAACATAACGACTTCCAGTATCAGTTATTACAATGACTCCATGATCGTAAAATATATTACCTACTACCGAGCCTGTAGTTTGAGTAAGTTTAGAAAAATCAAATCTACCATTTTCTAAAGAACCACTTTTGAATGATGCGTAAGATTGTGAAAATTGATTATCATAAATATTACCATCACCATCGTCTTTAAGAAGTACAGTAGATGCAGTTGAATCATCAGTTAATTCAATAGAACCTGGTCTTATTCTTTCTCCAAATAGTGTTTGGGGAATTGATATTACTGAAGCTGATGTATGTAAAAACCTAAACTGATTTTGGGAATTAGAACCAAAGTTATCAAAAGGATTTATTTGTGATAAAGTTCTTTTTGTGTTACCACTTTTTTGTTTATAATACAAATTATTTATTAGAAACCAAGATGGTAAGTGAAAAAATGATGCTGACGGAAATACAGTAACTCCTCCAGCACTTGATGCTGTGTTGTAATTACTTGTACTACCACTTATTGCTCTAAAATTATAAACTTGACTACCACTATCCGTATTTGTGACAGTAAACTCTTTATAAGCTTTAAATGGTGTTATACTTATATCGCCTGGGTCTAGTCGTTTGAACATGACCTATATCTCCCAGCTTAGAAGTCTAATTTGACTTTAATAAGAGCTTCTCTAGAAAAAGATTTCAATAGTGGTTTACTTAACTTAGCGATAGCCAGTAACTCATTCGACTCATTATACAATCCTACCTGAGTTATAAAAGATCTAGGATTTTTAAAGTAGGATGGAACTGTAAATGAACCATCTGATGCTGTAGAAAAAGTTGGGTTAGAACTAAAGTTAAACTCTTGATTTCCTGCTCGTACAAAATAATGTTGAGATGTAATTACTTCCTCTCTTCTTGCTTGAAACTTTCCTGCAACTCTGATTCTCTCATAGAATTTATTATTATTATCACCGTTAGTATTACTTGCTGACACGTGACCAAGAGATGCAGATGTGTTCAATACAGGTCCGTTGAATACAAGTATACCTAAATCAGGATAAAATAATCCATAAGCACCACCTTCTTGTGATGTAGCAGCTGTTTTAATTACCGCAGTTCCAGTTGCAATTGAACCACTAACAATATTAAATACTCTACCACCCTGATTTACAACGGGATTTGTTGTCGCACCACTATC